GAACTTAATTACTGTACGCTAAACCGCCCATACCCGACATAATTCTTAGAACGTTGTAGTTAGTAGCGTAGACTCTGATCTTGGAACCGAGAGCGGCTTTTGGGGTAAGTTGGAGTTGGAGAGTAGCATTGTCAATTCTGGACATGTTGCAAGTGCCAGATGGTTGGTGTTCTTCTGGCTTGAGTGCGAAGGAGTATACGTTAATACCAGTGACTGGGACGTTAGTGTGGTGTTGGTATGGTTGGACAAGGTTGAAGTATGAGCCGAGTCTTTCTTGGAATCTGTCGTGACCATTGAGTTGGAGTTTGGCTCTGACAACTGGGTTTCTACCAGCGTTGATTGGACCGAGACCAGCGTGGTCAGCGAAATCAGCAGCGGTGGTGAGAGCGGAGAAGTCAGTTGGTGCTAAGTTGGAAGCATTTGGACCTGGACCGTCTGGAAGAGCGCCTGGTCTGACTTGGGCGGTAGTTTGGTTTTGTGTGATGTCAATTCCACCAGCGCCAGTTACAAGACCAGCGTTTTGATTAAGGAATGCTGTGTAGTCAGCATCGACACCAGCAGTGCCAACGAATGGGAAGATGTCAGTGTCACCTTCGACATTGGAGAAGACTAATTGAGATGGGTCTGGGGAGCCGTTGCCAGCGCCAGAGTCCATGTCGAAGTCATCAGTGTAGTTGTTCCATTGGTTGAAGCCGAGTTTGACAACATCGTCTCTTTGGACGACCCATACGAGCTCTTTGCATGGGTGGTTGAAATTGAGTTTGACTTTGACAGAGGTGTTGACAGTGGATTCATCACCAGTGAATTGAAGTTGGTCAATTAAGTATTCGTGTGAAGTTTGTGCGAATCTTCTTCTTTCATCAGTGTCAAGGTAGATGTAGTCGATGAAGAGAGCAGCGTATTCAAGGGATGGAACACAGAATGCGTCAAGACCGTTAGCAGAAGCACCGCAAGCAGTTTGGACTGAGGTGGATACGTAGCATTCGTTCTTTGGTCTGAATTCAAGGTTGAATTTGACTTCGTGGTATTGAAGAGCGATGAGTGGAAGGGAAAGTCCTGGGTTTCTGCAGAACCAGAATTGAAGTGGGACGTAAAGGGTAGTTGCGTCGGTGGATTGTAAGCCAGTGCCAGTTAAGTGGATGGTGTTGCCAACCATGTTGTCGTAACCGTCTTTGAGACCTGGGGCGATGGTGAGTTCGTTCCAGATAGTGAGCCAGTCACCGTAGTGTTTGTCGATTCTTTGACCGCCAATTTCGACTTCAACTTGTTTGATGAGGACGTGACCAACGTAGTTTACCCATCTGAAGAATTGGGAAGATACAGTGGATTCGACGGATGGAAGAGTTACTTGTAAGTATACTCTGTGGATGAGATCACCGTTTCTGCTGACAGTGCAGGTTACTCTCTTACCGAAATCGGCAGTACCATTGAATGTTTGTTCGATGGATTCCATAGAGAAGTTAGTGTGTCTTCTGTAGACAACTTTGAAGAAGGTAATTTGTGGATTACCTGTAAGATAGATATCTTGTGCACCACATGCTACTAATTGCATTAAACCGCCACCCATTTGTTTATACTATACAAAAGAAAAAAATTTTCGCGAGACGACGATTAATTCTTTAATTAATTCATCATTTAATTCAAAATTAATTTTTTTTTCTATAACGTTAAATGAATTTTGGCGTTTATATATAATTATTCCTTTAAATAAAAATTTAATTAATTATTAATTAATTATTAATTAATTAATAAAATGACAAAAAATGTCAAAAAAAATCAAAAAATGTCAAAAAAAATGTAAAATACTAATAAAATGGATGAAAAATGGGTCTTTTCTAAATAATTTGATTTTTTTTTTAATTTAGATTTTCAATATTGAGATTGAAATCTACAAATTTTTTGAGATAATCTTTAAGATTGAGTTCGAACCTTTTCATTTTCGATTTTGATTTTATGAATTCGAATTTATCATCTCCTAAATATTTCACATTCCATCCTGTTAAAAGTGCGTTATAAATGAAAACCATCTTTTGAATATTTACTATATTTATTTTACTATCAAGTTTATTTAGGTTAATGTTTGAATAAGTTTTCTCCATTTTAATTATTCTTATAATTTTTTTATTTGTTATAAACTAATTTCTCATTTTGTTATTATACTTAAAGGTTAAAAATTATACTATATCATAAACTATTAAATGTTTAATCTAAGAAATCTTAATAAAACAAAAAAGGTTTTAGAAGATAGTAGATTTACATTAGATTCAAAGCATAAAGAGATAATGGCTAAGTTTAAAAATAGAAAAAAAGAATTACCAAAAATGAAAGAGAAGTTTTTGGTGCTTGCTAAGCAGTATTCAGTATTAAAGAGTAAAGATAGTTGTGAGATGTCGAATAATGATTTAGAAAAAAAATATAGTTTGAAAAAAGAGATAAAGAGATTAAAAAAAGAGATAAATGATATAGAGAATAATAGTGAGGTAATTAATTATTATTTAAAAGTAGGTAGTCTATTACATGATTATTATGACAATGTTGGAAGTGGTGGTGTTTCAAAAAAAGGGTTTGATGATAATGTGGAAGAGGAAAAAAAGTTAAAAAAAGAGCCAAAAGAGAATAAAAAAAAGATTTATTCTGTTATTGATTTTTTTAATAATAGAGCAAAGAGTGAGGAAACAAGTAAAGTTGAAAAAGAGTTAAATTTCAAGAACACAAAGATGTTAAATTTCGTAGAGAAAAAAGAGAGTTTCCAGAGGGCTAATCATTTGAATGATTATATGAAGTTAATTGATAAAACATATAATCCTAAAATTATTTTTAATAAGGATGTTAATAAATGTGAAGATTGTGGAGTGGAGATGACATTATATGTATCAAATGGATTTCAAGTGTGTGATAAATGTGGTCGCCAAGATAGTATTATAACAGAGAGTGATAAACCAAGTTACAAAGACCCCCCACCAGAGGTTTCTTATTTTGCTTATAAGAGGATGAACCATTTCAATGAATGTTTATCACAATTCCAAGGAAAAGAATCAACAGAAGTTCCACAGGAAGTATTAGATAAATTATTTTTAGAAATTAAGAAGGAGAGAATTAATAATTTAGCATTATTGAAACCGATTAAGATAAAAGAATATTTAAAGAAATTGAAGTTAAACAAATATTACGAGCATATTCCACAAATATTATTTAGAATTACTGGAATACCTCCACCTAATTTCAGTAAGCAACAAGAAGAAAAACTAAGATTAATGTTTAAAGAGATACAAAGTCCGTGGCGTGAGGAATGTCCTAAGGGGAGGAAAAACTTTTTATCATATGATTATGTTCTATATAAATTTATGGAATTATTAGAGATTGATGATTATAAGGAATATTTCCCATTATTGAAAGATAGAGATAAAAGGTATGCAACGGATAAAATATGGAAAGGTATATGTAAAAGATTACGGTGGCAATTCATCAAAAGTATTTGAATAGGAAATCTTAAAATGAAATAAAATTAAATAAAATAAAAATATAAAAATAACAGAAATTTTATTTTTATAATCTAAGAAAATTGAATACATAAGAAACAAATTAGTTAATAACATCTGGTTTTCTCAAATCATTACTTTTCAATTTATTCTCCATACCATCCATTTTACAATTCGCTTCATTTAAACCACTCATATCATATATACCATATTGATCGTCCATATTATTGAAACCAACTATTCCTCCCATCTCTCCACCATTCATTGGTAATTCATTTTGATATTGCCAGTAATCTGGTTGATCGTCACTTCTATTCATTTCACGACCAGTGCAATTCAATTCATTCACTTTTTGATTTGATGTATTCATATTAAGTAAATCTTCCTTCTCTAAACTATCATAATTATTCTTATAAAACTTAGATACTTGGGCTACATTCGATTCGAAATTTGGAGTATTTTCATTATTTTCGAAATAATTACCCGGGAGAACCCCACCAGTTTCGTCCATTTTGAAACTTTTCGCGTAATCAAGTAATTCGTTCTTCAATTCCATATTGTTTTCGAATGTTTCTTTA